CATTCTGAAGCAATGGGAAGTAGTGCTGGTGCAATACAACCCTGACAGTACGCAGATTGCTGATGCAATGGAAAGAATGTCAAGGCGATTTCCTGATGCAACATTCCGCTACCTGCCCGGCGATGATGTGGCCTATGAGCGGTGTCGTATCATTATTCCTGATCGAGAAGTTAAAACCATCTTGAGATAATGGCAGTCATTTCAGCGAGGATCATTGGCGGCAAGCGTATTGAGCGGGCGTTGATTGATGCCTTTGCAAAGTGGGCAGAAGAGGACATTAACGATGCGCACTGGGACGACCAGTTCAAGGACATGGACCAATGGGAATGGCCCGGTGAGACAAGGCGTAGAAATGGCGAAGTGGTGGACAGCCCGCGAGACATTTACGACCTTGGCGACTTGTACGAAAGCGGAGTGAAGAGCTTTAAGCTCAACAGAACTGTCACTGGAGTGGAGGCTAACTGGCACTGGGACGCCACGAACAGCAGCGGGCAAGAGTATGCCTATTACGTTCATGAAGGTACAAGGCTGATGCCTGGCAGGCCGTTTACTGATGACATAGCCATCCCATCGTCTTTCTTCAGGAAGGGGCCTGGCAAGGCTTTAGAGTTGCGAGTGCAGGAAGAACTGGACAAGATCAATGCACGTTGACTACTTGTGGAGTCATGACGGTCGCGTTCACGCAATCAACTGCAAGCAGGATGCTGCAAGCCTGGAGGTGGGCATCTTGTGTCTTGTTTCCTTTCAAGATGACACGGCTACAATCTGCAATGAAAACCACCGTTTCTTGGTGGAAGTGCCTTCTGATTGTCGCTCCTCCAGTGAGCGCGTCAAGGCTTTCAACGTCACCCTGAACATTCTCAGCCATGAGCAAGTATAGTTTCCTGCTTCAAGGGGAAGAGCCTGAATACTTCGATCTGCTGCCTGGTCTGCGGCTGCGGAAGTATGGTGGCTGGCTTGTCGCTGAATCCATTGAACAGGAAGAGGCAAGCCGTGCTCAGAGCCAAGCGACCATTCGCGCTGTGCAACTTGCCAAGAAGATTGCCTCGACCAAGGGCATCGCTCTGGAAGAAGCCTTTGACATGCTGCAGGGCGGCGCAAGCATGGGTGAGATGGATCTACTGAGTGACTTCACAGAGGAAACACTGGGGATGCTCAACAGCGTTGGCAGCGTTGAAGTGAGCAATGCCCGCATTGTTACCACCTTCATGCGCTGTCGTGGTGAGGCCATGATGGATGGCGAGTGGCAGCGCACTGAAGACTGGAGTCTGGATGACACGAAGGCGATGGGGCGCAAGCTGATCGCACAAACGCTTGAGTTCATTGCTGATGAACAGCAAGCTGAGCTGACGGAGGCTGGAGCCACAAAAAAAGCGAGGAAGACGAAGGCGGAAGCCCCGTCGAACAACTAGAGAAACAGGCAAGGCGCACGCTAAAGAACCTTACACGCTGGGACGACATTTACTTCCGACTATCAGCGTCGGACTACAAAGATGATCGTTGGTCAGCGTGTAACTTTGGCCTGCAACGAACTAAAGATGTGATTAAGGCGATCAAGTGGATTGAGCGTCAGGACGTTAATCGCCACAACATCGACAGCATTGCCACTGCCAAGCTCGGGGCAGTGGTTGTTGGTGCATTGGGTGGAAAGAAGGCCAAGGCAAGCCCTGCTGACTTCTTGCCATTTGACACTCGTAAGCTACAGAAGGAGACTGGCATCACTGATGACAGCCTGAGGGTGCTGCGTCATCTGCTGAAGACGAGAAGGATGGATGGAAGAGTGATTGGCATGTTGGCTGATGAAATCAAAACGGCATCGTCGCGTGAGAATGCAGAATAGTTCGTTAAGCTAAGGGATAATAGGCACGTTGCGATAACATGGCCGCTCCTGAGCTGAGACTAGCCGTTGGTCTTGATCTTACTCTGCTCAGGCAGCAAATCTCGACCATTGGCACGCAGCTTGGCGGTCAGCCCATCTCCCTGCGCACGCAGTTTGACAAGCGTTCAATTCAGGCCCAATACGCTGCGATCAGTCGTCAGTTCGCGAAAAAGACTTTCAGGATTGAGGTTGCCAGTAATTTAGAAGCGGAAATCAGAAACGCCGAGAATCTCATCAAAGCCCTGGATCGGGTGAAGAGAGCGGCTTCGACTACTAAAACATCCACGCCTATCGGCACTGGTCCGTTCTCAAAAACAAAACCAAAGGGAGGTCTGGACGCAGCAGAGATCAAGCGTCTTTATGAGGCGCTTGCTATGGCAGGCGTGGAAGGGTTTGAAGCTGGAACCAAGAAAAATCGCCCTCAGATGGTCGCCCAGATGGGTGCTGTTAGCAGGGATGTAATCGCAGGCTTGCTCAATGGATTAAAGAGCAAAGATCCGCAAGTACAAAAAGCCGCCCAATCACTGGGTCAAACGCTGATTGCCTCTACCAAGCGGACGCTTGGCATTGCATCGCCGTCTAAGGAGTTTGAAGAGATTGGCAAGGATGTTGGGCGTGGTTTTGAGAAGGGTGTCCTTTCTTCTATGGACGCTGCATTTAATGCTCTTGAAAGCAAGATGCGGCAACGTGTTCGCGTGTTGGATACGTTTGCGCGAGGCGTTTTTCGTATGCTGGGCATGGACCCAGTACAGTTGGCTGCAGAAAGAAGGCAGAGGCTTGCGCCTCCTGCAATCAACTGGCCTGCTCAAACCCCTCCAAGACAGCGCCCTGACATTGGCCCCTCTTCCACTGGGAGACTGCTGACTGGTGTTCCAGCCCGAGCCGCCCTTGCGGGAGCGACGGGTCCAGCGGGGCTGCTTCCAAGCGTTGCTGCAAGTGCCGCCGCGACTGCTGCGTTTCGCAGCCAGGTCAAGACAAGCGTAGAGGCCATTGTCAACAGGCTGTCTTCTCAGGCAAGGTCCACCGATGCGGCTGGCGCTCTTGGCCCGTACCTGGGAACTGTTAATGACAGCCTTGGCAGACTGTTCGCCGAGTACAGCAAGGTCATCAACTCGCAAGTGCGAGAAGTTGCTTCCTCGTTTGACATCGTTCAGGACTTTAATGCAAGACGCTTGCAGGATGAAACGCGAGCGTTTGGTCGCGCATTAGCTGATGCGTTGCAACAAGCAAGAAGACAGATTGATGCGGAACGGATACGAGTTGTTGGAGTGCGTGATCTTGGCGCCACGCCACAAATCGCCCTGTCCGCCCAGCGAATTGCCGGATTGTTGCCATCGGCTAATGATGCTGGTATGCAAGAGCGTATTGCGCAAGCGTATCAAAGGTCTGCCGCCAGAGGATTGTCCGTTATGGCTGAAGGCATTGGAGGCGGAGGGCCGCCTCGACTGCCGCCTGGAGTGGGACGCATTCCCGCTCCGTATGGGGGTGGCCCTGGTAGGCCGTCAGCACCAATGGAAGCTGCCAGTGCTGGATTCGGCGGCGGAATAGGGCGAGCGCAGGGTCAACTTAATCGTTTCATTGGCAATCTCAGCCCACTGCAACAGGCGCGACTGCCTCTCACGGGAGCGGTTGAAGAGCTGACTAGCGAGTTTGCGCAAGCTACAAAGCAAGTGCTGCTGTATGGAGCTGCATACAAAGGGCTTGCTTTCATTATGAATCTGCCTGGACAGGCATTGAAGGCTGCCACCGCTCTGCAATCATTCCGCAATCAGCTTGACGCCGTGACTGGTGGTGCTGCAGGAATGGAGCAATCTCTGCAGTTCTTGGATGGGTTGGCGGGACGATTTGCCTTGCCGTTGACAAGTCTTCGTGATGGCTTTACACGGATTTACGCTTCTATGGCGCCCGTGGGATTCAGTGCAGAGGAGATACAAAATCTTTTCACGGGCGTGTCTAAAGCAGCGGCCACGCTCGGTATGAGTGCTGACAAAGTAGACCGGGTTACTTATGCCTTGGGTCAAATGGCCAGCAAGGGGCAGATCACTGCGGAAGAACTGCGCGGCCAGTTGGGTGATGTGCTGCCTGGAGCATTGTCTTTGTTTGCCAGGGCTGCAAACATGGACATTCCTCAGTTCTCCAAGGCAATGGAGGATGGCGCATTCAAGGGGGATGCAATGCGTCAAGTGCTCAATAATGTTGCGATTTTACTAAACCAAGATTTCGGCAAAGGAGCTACTGGGGCAGCGAAAACTCTTAGGGGATCTCTTGCTCTTATGCAGAATGATCTTCTCAAGATGTACGAAGCGTTAGAGCCTCTTGTCAATCAAGTGGTTGCAACGTTTGGCCCTCAAGTGAGGTCTTTGATTCTTGGAACCACTGATGCCTTTAAGGTGCTCACTGGGAACGTAATAGATTCCGAAGCCGCTGTTTCTGCACTGTCCCCCGCAGGAAGACTGCTTTATACCATCGTTGAATCAATCAAGCCTTCACTGGTGCAAGCCAGCGAAGCTCTGCGCCAGATTGGTCAAACAGCACTGCAAGCCACTCCTTTCATTGCATCGACGGCTGCCGCATTGCTGAGCTTTATTGCGTCTGACTTTGGGCGCCGTGTCATTACCGCGTCTCTTGCTATTGGCGCATTGACAAGTTCATTCACGATTTTGCGAGTGACTGGTATTACGCCCACCATTCGCGCCATCTATCTGTTTATTGCTGCTATTGCCGCTGGACCCATCCGAGAGTTTC